TTTCACCGGTTGATTGAACAACCATCGACAGTTCTTCAGCCATACTCCTAATATTAAAAATGGGTTTTGCTAAGGCCACCAAAGTAGCCAACCCCAGTGTTTACTGGGGTTTTCCTACCCTGCGACCCCCACCAAACTGCTGCGAAACACACGCAGTGGTACAAAAATTGGTACGAGCTTCAATCCCTCTCCGGCGTCCTGCCGACCGTTCGTCACCTCAAAAAACAACTGCTACGCTTTCCTCTTCCACGGAGGAACACCATGCCAAATTCAGACCTGCTCCCTTCCCTGCTCTTCAAGATCAACGAAAACCAATTGGCACTTGAGGCCGCCATCCTTGAACTGTCCAACTGGGTCGAACAGCGCGGCGGCGGCGAAGTCGCGGAAAACGTACGCGGCGCTCTGGACACCATCGACAAGAACGAAGAGTTCATCAAGCTGACGCTTGCGGTGCTCATGGCGCCCGAATGACTCACGGTTCGTCGCCCACCCCTCGCCGAATCACCTAGCCTCGATTACTGTATATACAAACAGTACTCGATAAGGCGTCACAGTGGATTCGTACGAAATCGAAGACACCAGCGACTGGCTGGGCTCACCCACCAGGCTGGAAACCGTCAAGCACTACACAAGCATGCTCGAGGAAGACATCCAGGCGCTGAAGCGCGAGCTGCGCGCGGCAAAGGAAAACATTACAGGCCTGATCCAAATGAACGACCAGCTGTCCGCCGACCTCGAAAGGAAACGGATCTGGATGGCGAACCTCGAAGCAGAGACCACCGATCAACTGTCCGAGATCCAGAGCCTGACGCGGGTCCTCGATCAAAAAGAAATGATCATTCGCGATTTGCAGGCGCTCAAGCTGAATCACAGGAGATGACCATGTGCGGACGGCTTTCCCAATACGATGGCATTCACGACTTCGTTGCGGCGCTCAGCATGCCCAACCCGCTGGTCAATCATGTCGGCGACCAGCCGTTCGAGCGGTACAACGCCGCACCCACAACTCAACTTGCCCTCTTACACCAGGTAGGCAACTACCTGCACGCCGACATGGTTCGCTGGGGATGGCGCCCGCACTGGGCCAAGGACCGCGCCGCGCCGATCAATGCTCGAGTAGAGAAAGTCGCCCACGGCCCTTTCTTCCGCGCGATCTGGCCACACCGGGCAATCATCGCGATAAACAACTGGTTCGAATGGGTCGACGAAGGCGGACCAAAAAAGCAGCCCTACCTGATCCGCCGGCGAGACCTGGCGCCGATCCTGTGTGCTGCGATCGGCCAGTACCCGAACGCCGAGCATGAACCTGGTGAGCATGACGGCTTTGTGATCATCACCGCCGACAGCGCCGGAGGCATGGTGGACATTCACGACCGGCGGCCAGTGACTTTATCGCCAGTACTCGCCCGGGAATGGCTGGACCCGGCCACGCCCAAGGAGCGCGCCGAGCAGATGGTGATGCACCAGGGCGAACCGACCGAAGCGTTCGAATGGTTCAAAGTGGATCGGGCTGTGGGCAACGTGAGAAACCACGGTCCCGAACTGATACAACCGATTAGCGATTCACTTCTCTGACGTAAGCCTGGCACGCCTTCAGCGCAATCAATCCTTGGTCGCCGGCGTCGGTGATGGCGACAATTCGTTGAGCATGCGCCGGGTCAAGTTGGGCTCTTGTGGGGCCATGAACCACGCCGCCGGTTGAGGTTGCGGCTGACACTGAGTAGCTACTGGCTGACTCGGTGGCGTCGAGTAGGACTGACAAGCGCAGATCAGCAGTGGCAAGGCGGTCGCGCAGGCGACATTGATCACGTTGGGCATCGCTCAGGGCTCGGTAATGGATTTGTTCGCTGGCGGAAAGTCGTTGCTCAAGCGCCAGGCGTTTGTCTTGCTCGGCACGTTGATGTGCCGCAGCGGCTAAGGCCAGTTGGTGGAGGGTTTCCGCCTGCTGGCGGGCTTGTTGCTCCAGCTGCTGGCCGTAACGCCAGTCTTGAACCTGCCAGGTGATCGCGGCGGAGCCACCAACCAGCACCGCCAACAACACAGCCACCGCGAACAGCCGATACGGTGCCGGAATCAGGTCGAAGAGACGCATAGCACCGCCCTCGCCCGCTCCCACAATTGCAACCGATCCGCCAGGCCATTGAGACCGCCATTGATCTTGCGGGTGATTTCTTCGAACTCACCCCGATCTGCCAAGGCATTCAATTCGCACACCCACCAGAACCAGGCAGCCGACTCGGAGGCCCATTGCGGTTGCTCGAGCAATTCGGGGCTGCGCAACAAGCGCTCGTCACCGAACAGCGCCAGGCTGCAGCGCTGGTAGTTATTCCGGCCGGTGATCTGAATCAGCCCACGACCGCGATAGCGCTGGCCATCCCCATCTACTTCTGGGGTGTTCCCCAGTTTCAAGGCCAGATTGCCGGTGTCGTATTTGCTCAGGTACTGATCGCCCCCCAGTTCCCGAACGTATTGCAGTTGTCCGGACTCGTGGCCGATCTGAGCCAGGAATGCAGCCTGACGTTTCGGCGTAGCGATCTGCCGGTGCTCCATGGCGGCATTGAGTGCAGAAACAAAAACGCCCGCTTGGCGGCGGGCGTTGGGCATGATGCGTTGTAGCTGTTGCTCGGTGATGGACATACATACTCCAGGCATAAAAAAACCGCACTCGGCGGGTTAATGGGGACGCGATAGCGCTAGGCGAGACTGACGACCTTGACCGGCTTCACCTCCTTTTTCTTCTTGCCCTTGGCCTTGGCTTTACCCTTGTTTCCGCCGTTGCACTCGACCGTGGTCGACCAGCCGGCTTGGGTGTAAACCTGCTCCACCGAATCCGCCAAATACTCGCCATCGAGCCCGACCTTGAAGCCCTGGGCATTGATCGGCCGCTCGGCGAACAGATCCGTACGACCCTCCATTTCGAAACGCACCCCGGCGCCGGAACGATTGAACGCAGCCAAACGCGCCTTGGCCGCCGACTCCGCGGCGGTCTTGTTCGGGTGAATGTGCCGATCGGTGTGCACCGAGGGCAGGCCGTCCGGCGCCTCGTCGTTGTCCAAGGACACCACCGCGAGCTTGCCGCCCTTCTTGTCTTGGTGCTTGGTTGCCACCTTGCCGTGCGTGTTGCGATCGCCTAGGCGAAACTGCCAGCGACTGACGTCGCGGCGGGTGATGGTGATCGCCCCGAACTCCTTGCCGCTCGCGCTCTGCCCGCCCTGACGGGGCATCACCAACAGCTTGCCGTCCGCGACCTTGGCCGTGCAGTCGTATTGCTTGGCCAGGCGCGTGATGAAATTGAAATCGGATTCGCTGAGCTGGTCCGCCCGGGCCACTTTGGTCGTCACCGGGCACACCGGCTGCCAGCCGTTACGCGCGGCGATGTCGGCGACGATTTTCGACAGCGGCACGTTCTCCCAGCTCCCGCTACGAATGGTCTTGCCGCTGCCGCGCATGTCGCTGGCCTTGCCCTTGATAGAGATCGTGTCCGGTGGCCCCGAGACGGTAATCTCATCGACCACGTAGCGACCCAGGCGCGCCAGGGACGTCTCGGCATACCCCAGGTAAATCTCGATGCCGGCACCGCGCCGGGGCAAGGTCACCAGCCCGTCACGATCATCAATGCGCAACTCGAACTCGTCGGAGTCCATCCCGGCTTTATCCGTGGTGCTGAGCTGGATCAGCCGATCATTGATCAGGCCGGTGATGTCGGCCCCATCGGCGACGATGCGAAACATGGGGGTCATGGCGTGTGTCCAAAAGAAAACCCGCTCAAGGCGGGTTTGGGGGAAAGGGTCGTTACGCGTAACGCGATCAGGCGCCGGCGGCGACTCCGGACGGGGTCAGTCCCACAGCGTGACAGCCTCGGCGACCGGGCTCGGCAGATCCGGCAGGACGATGATCAAGCCACCGCGGAACGGCTGCTCTTCCTCAGCCAAGCCCTGATTGGCATCGAGCACCGCCTCGACACTGCCGTTCAGGTGGCCATAGAAGTTATGGCAAATGGTGTCCAACAGATCCCCGTCAGACGTTCTGCATGTCATCGCCATAGCGTACGAACTCCAGAGTGAACTCTTGTTTACGCGGTATCCCGCCTTGCATCAGCGCGCTTTGATCTTCGTCGACGCTCTTCAAGCACCAGGTGCCCAGCACGTCGCCATAACCCGTGGTCAGCGTCAGCGGCTGAAGCCGGCCGCCGATCGTACGCAAGGTGTCGAGCTGCTTCAGACCTCCCTTGAAGCCCGGGAGAATCTGCCCCTTGAGGGTGATTTTCTCGTCCCCCATGCCCACCCCCTGCTGCGCCGGCCGGCGCGACAGGCGCTCTTGCGAGGCCCAACGGAATTCGGTCGAGCGGCGCAGCGAGTCAAAGGCCGCGGTGTCGAGGTTGAAGTAATACGGCTGCCCCTTGGGGTCGAGCGGCTGAAGGATCAGCAGGTGAGGGAACGGCTTCACCGCCTCCGGTGCCGGCGTGCCATCGTTGGCCAACGCGCCCGTGGGCACGACGTTGGCCAGCGACGGACTGACCTTGCCGGCGATCTTGTTGATTGCCGTCGCCGCCTTGCCCGCTTGTTCCTTCAGCGTCCCCAGGCGCTCGTCCATTCCCGACAGCGCGCGACTGGCCTTGTTGTAGGTGGCCACCACTTGCCCGACTTTGGCCTGCGCCGCCTGCACCCCACGCATGACGCGCTGAAGTTTGGCCCCCATCGCGGGCCCGACAAACGGCAGATCCTCCAGCTCGGACGCGGCGCCGGTGATTTCCCCGATCGCGCCATTCATTGGTCCCAGCATGCCGTCCAGGCTGCGCCGACCGGTTTCCCCGGCCGACGCGAGGTATTTCAGCCCCGACTTTAATTGGCCCAACGCTTCCATATGCCCTCCTGTTTAAACGTGTGGCGCGTCGTATAGCTTGCTGCTGTCGACTTGCTTGGCCATCTCGCGATAGTGCTGATCGAGCAACGGCTTGAGCTGGTTATAGAGCGTCGCGGCGTCCTTCACATCGCCCTGGACCGTCAGCGTAAACGGCGCCTGGATGTCCACCTTGGTGTCGACCTTGACCCCTTCGCTTTTGGCCGGTGCCGGTGGCGTGAGTTTCGCCGCGGCGGCGTCATCACTGGCGCTCGGCATCATCATGGCCCACGCGGCGTCCCCGGGCTGCGGCGCCATCAACAGCGCGCCGGTGCCTTGCCCCGAAGGCTTGGCAAACGACTGGCCAATGTTGGCCATCACCGGCGGGATGTCCTTGCCGGCATTGGCCATCATCAACGGCCCGGCCGCCGGCAGGGTCTTCAGCGAGTCGTCAGTACCAAACATCGACTTGCCGAGGTAGCCGCCCACGGCGTCACCGCCGAAGCTGCCGATAACACTGCCGATCAGCCCGCCAATCGCAGTACCGATCACGGGCAGAATCATGGTGCCGATGGCGGCGCCCGCCGCCGCACCGCCCAGCGCACCGGCCACCCCCCCGGCCGCCGAGCCATAGCCTTCGGCTTTTTCGTCCTGGGTCACCGCGTTGTCGTAGGTGTCTTTAGCCTTCAACCCGGCCTCGACCACCGCAAAAATGGCCGGGCCTTTGACACCCGAGGCCACGGTCCGCCCTATCCCACTGACTGCGCGCCCCACCGTGCCGGCGGTACTGGCCGCTTTGGCCGTGTTAGACGCCGTCGAGGCGACCGTGGCCAGCTTGCCCGCCTTGCCGCCACGCCCGCCGCGCCGGCCCTTTTTGTCGCGCTTGCCGTTGTCGTCCAGATCGCCGGCATCCAGACCGCCCCCACCGCCACCGCCGCCCACCACAATGACCTTTTGCGGGATGTTCGGATTGCCCATCAGCGAACCGCGGCCAATGTTCAGCAAGCCCTTGGCGATCTTGAAGGTGCTCATGGCCGACTGAAAGGCAATCACCGCTGCCACGGCCCCGCCAATTCCCGTTATCAGGCGCGGCGATTCGTCGGAGAGTTTGGCCAGCCCCTGGGCGACATTGCGCACGCCGTCCGCCACCGTGTCGGTCACCGGCCGGAAGGCATCACCGATCGCGCGCATGGCGTCATCCGTGGACTGGGCCATTTCCGCCCACTTCTGCGCCGACGCCTGCCGGCGCTCTTCCAGGTTCTTGTCGAGAATCCCGGTGGCACTGGCCGACTCGGCTTTTAACCGGGCGTACAGATCCTTGTTTTGCATGAACGCGGTCAACGCGCCCTTGACCTGCATGTCGGCAAACAGATCACCGGTGCGCAGGGCTTGCTCCAAGGACGCGAGCATGGCTTGGGCTTTGGCCGGGTCCGTCT